TTTGCAAAACAAAGGCATAGATCAATCAAGGGTGCAATCACTCTTAAATGAAAACGACAATGGTAAATCTTTAAACTACCAAATACTCTATAAGTTATTAGAGAGTGCTGTTGAAGAATTTATCTTAATCAACAATGGCAACCCTTTAGCTGATGACTTTAGAAATAGAGTTGTTAATAAAATGTCTGATGTGGTTAATATGTTAATGGGCAATCAACCACCAAATAATAGCTAATCAATTCCGATTGCGTGGCGACTAGATCGCCACGCAACCCACACTTGCGACCTCAATAGAGGTACCAATCTACCAAAATCACAGCATCACCACAGCCCGACCCCGACCCCCCTTTTTGCTTATTTATGGTACCTGACGCTGGCGCTTTACAATCGATTTCATACATGTATAAACTATAAAATACTTATGAATCTCGATACACTAACCACTGATCAATTAAGAGATCGTGTAGAAAAATTATATATTGAACACATAAAACTATGTCAGGACAATTTTTTATATTTTGTCCAAGCAGTTTGGCCAGATTTTATTTGTAGAAAAGCAAAAGAAAAAGAAAAGTGGGGCCATCATCAACATATTGCTCATGAGCTAACAGAAATAGCAAGAGGCTCAAAAGGGAGGCTCATTGTAAATATGCCTCCTAGACATACAAAATCTGAATTTGCATCTTTTTTGTATCCAGCTTGGTATATAGGGAAGTTTCCTAAGAAAAAAATTATGCAAGTTTCTCACAACGCAGAACTTGCAGGTAGATTCGGTAGCAAGGTAAGAAATTTAATTGATAGCCCAGAGTACAAACAGATCTTCGGAGATGTTAAACTTCGGGAAGATAGTAAAGCAAAAGGCAGGTGGGAAACCAATCATGGTGGAGAATACTTTGCAGCGGGTGTTGGCGGTTCTATCACAGGACGAGGGGCCGATTTGCTTATTATAGATGATCCTCATACTGAGCAGGATTCCTTATCGGATTCCGCTATGGAGAGAGCATACGACTGGTACAATTCGGGACCCCGACAACGTTTACAACCAGGTGGTTCCATCTTGTTAGTAATGACTAGATGGGCTCAAGATGATTTGACAGGTAGGTTGTTAAAAGGACAATCTGAACCTAAAGCTGATAAATGGAAACTTATAGAGTTCCCTGCAATATTAGAATCAGGAAACCCTGTTTGGCCTGAGTATTGGAGCAAAGAAGAACTAGAAGCAGTTAAGGCATCTATTACTCCAAGAAACTGGAACGCACAATACATGCAGGATCCAGTGGCCGAAGAAGGAGCAATCATTAAAAGAGATTGGTGGATCCCCTGGAAAGGAGAGGTTCCATCTCTAAAGCATGTCATACAATCTTATGATACTGCATTTTCTAAAAAAGAAACTGCTGACTATAGTGCGATTACTACGTGGGGTGTATTTGAACCTACAGAAGGAGACACTTGTTTAATTTTATTAGATGCTGAAAAAGGTCGTTGGGATTTTCCAGAATTGAAAGCAGTTGCTTTCGAGGCATATAAATATTGGGAACCTGAGTCCGTTGTCGTTGAGGCTAAAGCATCTGGCCAATCTCTGATACAAGAATTAAGACGTGCAGGTATACCTGTAATGGATTTTGTTCCATCTAGGGGTAAAGATAAACATTCTAGAGTTAATGCTTGTGCTCCTGTATTTGAGTCCCAAAACGTATATTTTCCAGAAGGTGCTCACTTTGCAGATGAAGTTATTGAAGAATGTGCAGCGTTTCCTTTTGCTCAACACGATGACTATGTAGATTCCATGACCCAAGCTGTGTTAAGATATCGTCAAGGAAATTTCGTTCAAACATATCTAGATGAACCTGAAGGTATGAGACTTGAAAGAGATTATAAATATTATTAATTATGGCTTTAGACTCAAATAAAATTGCAGATAACTTTATCGATCAGATAAAACAAGGAAGCTCTCCAATACCTAAACAAGATAAAACTGTTATCGTAAGCGATGACACGGAGCCTTCGGCCGTTGGTGGGTTAGCAGCATTAGGTGCTACTGTAATTGGAGCAACTGCTTTAGGAAGAAGAATACCTGGAATCAAATCTTTTCTAAGACCATTCGGTAAAACACCAAAGACACCTACAACAATTACAGCGAATAAACCTGTAGAAGAAATAGGCAACATGCCAACGGCCACCGGACAATCATCCGAGTTAATTACAACGCCAGGTAAAGAACTAACAGTAGGTCGTTCAAGAATCGGTGAAGTACAAAGCATTCCTTTCACTCAAGGTAAAGGTTACAAAGATGTTAATCCACTAGTAGGTTCATCAAGTTACGATAGAGTTATGGAAGCACCCTTTGATAAAGGAACAGCAAAGCAATGGACAGATTGGTTAGTAAAAGCAAACAGAGCAGATTTAAAAGTTTCAACAGGTCCGTTAGCCGGTGTCTCTCGTAGAGTTTCACCTGATGAGTTAGAGGAATTAAATTTAATTAAATTCGATAAACAAGGTAAAGGTGAATCTGGTTTTCTTAAAATTATGGATGATCAGAATATAGAAATAGATAGAGATACTTTACTAGATTTAATCAAAGGCGCTCCTGTAAATCAATTAAAAACTTTAAGACTAGGAGTTAGAGGAGATCCAGAGGCAGATTTTATAGGAGCACAAACTGCTTTTAAAATTGCAGCAGATAAAATTCCTAACAAGACTATAGTTACAGATGAGCTAGTAAGTAAAATAAATAACAATTTAAGAGATACTGCTAGTAGAGCTTTTACACAAAAAGAAGCTATTCCTTCAGGTATCTACACAGAGATACAAGAAGATTTAGTTAAGCTAGGAAGAGAAGTAGATAATCCTCAAGATTTTTCTTCTATACTTCAAGACTTCAATAAAAAATTAGGAAACTATAATCAATACAGTAAGAAACCAGATGGTGTACCAGATTTTTTAAGATATCGAAGAGATAAAGCAGGAAGTGAAAATTACTATCCAAGTTATAAAACAGGTATGGGCTATACGTACAAATTAGATGCAGGAGAAAATTTTACTGAAGATGTTATTTTTTATCCTAAAAGAGTTCCTAATGTTAGTGGAGGCAGGTTTACTCCACAAGATTCTACTCACTATCTTGATAATGAAATAGGATTTATAAGATATGATGATTTGCCTAATCCTAAATTAGGAACTAGACACATAAGAGTTTCAGAAGTACAAACAGACATACACTCTCCTCAATTTGATGCTGACAAAAAAGCAGAATACTTTAGAAAAAAAATAAATCCTTTTAATAGAGATGCTGAAATAAATATTTTAAAAAAACAAAGAGATGATTTGTTAGCAAGAAGAGAACCTTTTGATGAACTTGGTAGAGGTATATCAGGATTAACTAGAAAACAAACACAAGAGATAGCTAGAATAAATTATGAGATTGCTCAATTAGAAAAATCAGGTATGTCTAAATTAGTGTCAGGACAAGCAATAGATGAAACAACAGCAGCTCCACTAGCTAGATCTTGGCCAGACTATGCAGCCAAAAGTTTGTTAAGAACAATGGCAGAAAGAAATATTAATGCGTTATCTATTGTACCATCATCTATGAACAAAGGAGTTAAGATGCCTGGTTCAACACAATTAGGAGATGAGATTAATTATGGTTTGATGGATGGTAAAGCAATGATTAGAACTCAAGACGGAAATTTAAAAAAAACAAATCAACTAGCTGCTAATGTGGCTCCTTTTGCAAAATTAGCAAAACAATATGGAGCAAAGTTTGAGATGGCTCCTATGCCTAAAAGTAATCCAGATAAACGTTTTAAAGTAATAGCAGAATATTCTAGTGACTCAGGAACAACAACTAGAAACAGCCAAAATGGTAGAAGGCATTACAATAAAAAAATAGGTGATAATTATATATATGATGATCATATTGGTGCTGCTAATACTAGAGAAGAAGCAGAACAAATTTTAGCTATAAGAAAAAGTAATACTGATCCAGGAGCTAAATTTAAAATTGTAGAGATGGGTCCAGAAAACCCAGATCTATATGAAATGGTTCCTACATTCATAGCATCAGATGATGTGTTAAAGAAGTTTTTGTTACCAATGAAAGCTTATATGAAGGTTGGTGGGTTTGTAGACAAGACTAATATATTTAAAGGGCTGTTATAGATTTTGTTCACAAAATGCTTTACACTGTATAGATAATTCTATAGGAGGAAATAATGAGTCTAAAAAAGAAATTAAAAAAAATAGGTAAGGCGGCGGCTATTGCTGGCACTGCTTATTTAGCAACTAAAGCCATGTCAGGAGCTGGAGCTGGAGTAAATGTAGACAAAGGTAGAGGAAGCGCATTAAGTCAAAGATACAGAAAACCATATAAAGACGCTATCATGAGCGGTGGCAAAGGCACTCAAAAAGGTAGTATGAGTCTTATGCAAAAAATATCAAACACTGCAGCAAAAGTAAAAGACAGTACAAGTAAATTTGCTAAAAGTGCAGGAGCTGCTACTAAAAAAGTTATGACGGAAAATGTTAATTTAAAACGTGGACCTGGAATTAAAAAAACTGATTCATTAGCTAGTCCAGTATTAAGTGGATTTGGATTAGGAGATATGGACGGAGCTAAAGCTGGCGGAATGATGTATGCGAATACTGGAAAATACGTTAAAGCTAAATGTAAATTAGGAAGAAACAAAAAAACATTAATTACATAATAAATGGCTATTGAAACTGAAAACCCAATCAACGAAGAAGTTGAAGTTGAGGAGGAAGCAGTTGTTCAACTACCACCTGAAGAAGGTGAAGAGATAACTGAAGAACCTGAACAGGACTTCTATGCAAACATTGCAGAGACAATTGATGACAAAGCATTATCACAATTAGCTTCAGATTTAATTACTGAATATCAAAGTGATAAAGAATCTAGAAAAGAATGGGAAGACACCTATAGAAATGGTTTAGATCTTTTAGGATTTAAATACAAGTCAACTACTCAACCATTCAAAGGAGCTAGCAATGTCACTCACCCTCTATTGTCAGAAGCGGTTACTCAGTTTCAAGCCCAAGCTTATAAAGAACTTCTACCGAGTGATGGTCCAGTAAAAACTAAAATTGTTGGATTACAAAACGAAGCGGTAGAAGCTCAAGCTCAAAGAGTAAAAGATTTCATGAACTTTCAGATCATGGAAAAAATGGAAGAGTATACTCCAGAGTTTGATCAATTATTATTTTACCTACCCCTTGCAGGTTCTGCATTCAAGAAGATATACTATGATGCTCTAATGGAAAGAGCTGTTTCAAAATTCATTCCTGCAGAAGATTTAGTAGTCCCTTATTTTGCAACTGACCTAAAAGATGCTCCTAGAATTACACACGTATTAAAACAATCAGAAAATGATTTGTTAAAAAAAATGGCTACAGGATTCTACAGAGAAGTAGAGCTGATGAAACCAGAAAAGAAAGAAAATAAAATTCAAGATAAGTATAATGAGTTAGAAGGTGTCAAACCTGTTGAAACAAATGACTACATCTATAATGTTTTAGAGATGCATGTTGATTTAGATTTATCAGACTACATTGCAGAGAATGAAGAAGACAAAATCAATATTAAAATTCCTTACATTGTAACTATAGAAGAATCTACAAGAAAAGTTTTATCTATTTACAGAAACTATAAACCTGAAGATAAAAAATTTACTAGATGCGAATACTTTTCTCACTATAAATTTTTACCTGGTTTAGGTTTTTATGGCTTTGGATTAATTCACATGATCGGTGGCCTGTCACGAACAGCAACTACTGCATTAAGACAATTACTAGATGCAGGAACATTATCTAATTTACCTGCTGGATTTAAGTCTAGAGGTATGAGAATTAGAGATGATGACCAACCAATACAGCCTGGAGAGTTTAGAGATGTTGATGCACCTGGCGGAAACATTAGAGATCAGTTTCAATTACTACCTTTTAAAGAACCAAGCACAACTTTATTTAACCTTTTAGGTTTTTGTGT